GCTGGTAGCGGTGCGACGTTGTCGGGTACGATGACGATCGCGCAGAACAATCTGAAGCAGTTCCTGGTGGTGTTGACAAACGTGACTAGCGGCGCTGAAGCCTACACGGTCTACTCCTTGGGTACGGTGGTGTTCTAATGGCGAAGCGAATGTCGGTAACGGTCACGGGGACGGCAGCTTCGGCTGCTATCCCGCTTGACCTGAACAGCAATTCGCCATTCAATGTCTCGCTGTGGGTCGATGTTGGCGCAGGCTGCACGTACACCATCCAATGCACGTCTGACCCTACGTCGACCAGCACGCCTGCCGTATGGATTGACCACTCGGACGCGACGGCACTGACTGTTGACTGTGCGGTAGGTCTTGCTTTTCCCGCTACGGCGGTTCGGCTTAACCAAACGGCTGGTGCCGCAGCCAGCGTATTCACGGTTATTCAACAGGGGATATAGCATATGGCTGTTTTTACGATCGGGTCCAAGACGCTTTCAGGATCTCCGACTGGTGGTGCGGTCGGCGGCGCGTCCAACCTCACCACCGTCGGCGCGATCCCTTATGTCTCGGCGAGCGGGGTTCTGAATCAGGATGCGACGAAGCTGTTTTGGGACACATCAGGCAGTTATCTGTATGCCGGAGGATATACGAATTCATCGACGTATAGCGTTCGGCTTGGTCCAAGCGGGGCCGAAATAGCGTTGCGCAACGGAGCGACTCAAATCGTAAACAGTGGGACAGTGGCGACCTTTAACACAACGCAGGCAGCCGGTTATGTTTTTAACGACACCGGATTTAATGCAGCGGTTTCAATCAAGGGAAATACAGGAAACACTCAATTCGGAGGGTCCACCGACCGCAACGCCAAATTAGGCGTGTACTCCAGCGGCTCCACGGCTACGGCGGAGTTTTACGACCTCACGGCTGTCACGGGCGTCACCAAAGTCATCGTGCGGGCGGGGGCCGGGCAGTCGATTACGAATTTATTTGAAATTCAAAACAATGCGGGTAGTATAATTTCTCGCGCAACTAGCGGCGGGGCGTTATACGGTTCCATAGTAGCGAATGTCGATAATAGCGGAGCGCTTTCGTCTGGAGTGGAAATTGCTAGTAATGGCCTGATTAGGTTCAGTTCAGATACTACTTTTTACGGCACCAAAGACACCGGCCTTGCCCGCAACGCCGCCGGAATCCTCGAAGTCGATTCAGGGACTGCTGGTCAGTATCGGGATTTAATTCTGCGCAGATCGCAGCACTCCGGCGTCGCGGTCTCTGCCCTCCCTGCCGCCGCAGCCGGAAACGCTGGCAGCATCCAGTATGTGACCGACGCCAACGCAACCACAATCGGAAGCACCGTGGCTGGTGGTGGCGCTAATAAAGTCATGGTATGGTCGGACGGGACCGCATGGAAAATCTTCGCAAACTAAGGAAACTAATATGGCAAACCCTCTCGCGACGAAAGTCACCCCCTCTCTCACCTTCTATATGGACGACGGTACGACTGTTGTCCGCGAACTGAAGACGGTTCCCCAGGATGGCGTGGACAGCCTCTACAACTGGCTGACCACCCAGACCAAGCCGAACCCGCTGGACCCCTCCGGCCCCCCGTGGAACAAGTATCAGAACCGTCCCGACGACACCCCGACCGACATTGCGGTGAACTTCGCGAACGATCTCATCTTGCTTCAGGTCAAGCAGATTGTGTCCTACGCTCCCCCTGCCTCTGTTGTTACGGCGCAGGAGAATGTCGTCAAGGCGCAGGCTGAGTATCAGATCGCTCTCGACAAAGCCTCCGGCCTGATTGAAGTCCCTGTTGCTCCCGCCAAGTAGCTCACCTGATGTAATATGGGTGTATGGAAAGCACCAAACCTACGGACATTACCGTAGAGCAAAAGCTGAAGATTCGTGATTTGCAGTACAAACTGGCCGCTATTGCCAATCAGAAGCACGCCCTGAAGACGGAGTTTGACGCTCTTGTCGAGAAAGAGAAGTCTCTCGTAGACGATCTCCAGAAAGAGAATAACTCTCTTCAGGGCTGGTCTGAGGGATGCGGCTGGTCTCTTGATAACGATACCATGGAATGGGTGCAGGTCAAGCCCAACTAGGAGAGGTGTAATGTGAAGCCACTGGAAACAATTGGAGCCATACCTGTCGTATGTTCTCCTCATGTGTACACGGAGTACAGTGGCTTCCGATACGACTTCACTACATCAACTCTTATAGTGCCGTCGATATCAGCCGGGTCTGTATCCTTCTCTGCGATACAGCTTAATGGCGCTACGTCTGGGTCAACCACTATCCAGGCGCAGGCAATTGCTTCCGGCACTATTACAGTACCTTCCGCTACGGACACTCTCGTCGGCAAGGCTACGACAGACACCCTCACGAACAAGACGTTCGATACTGCTGGGACTGGGAATGTTCTCAAGATCAACGGCACTCAGGTCAGCGCCGTAACGGGATCTGGGTCTGTTGTCCTGGCAACCTCTCCAACGCTTGTCACTCCTCTTCTTGGCACACCTACTTCTGGCACGCTGACGAATTGCACGGGCCTTCCGATCTCTACTGGCGTATCTGGACTTGGCGCTAATGTGGCTACATTTCTGGCTACCCCTACAAGCGCTAATCTTGCAAGCGCCGTGACGGATGAGACCGGGTCTGGCGCTCTTGTATTTGCGACTAGCCCAACGCTTGTCACTCCTAATATTGGGGTAGCTACAGCCACCTCTCTGACTGTAGGTGTTGTTGGCGGACAGGCGACGATGGCGTCTTGGTTTAGTAATACCGCGCATTGGATAAACCTTCCTACGACTGGACCCTCTGGGATTGGATCTGGTGGTGCTGGCGTTAATCCGTGGGTTTCCTATGCTGCTACTTCGGGCAATTGGTTCTCTGATTCTTCCGCAGGAGATATCTGCTACAGGAACACTGGTGGCAAGCTGTTGTTCGGCATTTCTACTGGCGCTTACAATATGGCGCTATTGGCAAGCGGCAACCTCCATGCTGTTGGGAGTGTTGGTATAGGCACAGCAAGCCCTGGCACAAAGCTGGAGGTATTTGGGTCGATAACCGCTAGGGCGGCATCAACTCAGGACGCTGTTATCTTAACGGGCAGGGCAGGCGGGACCGGGTCTTTTGGGGTCTCCCTTACTCCGACTACCTTGACCGCAAACCGAACCGTTACCCTTGCTGACGGGAACACAACTCTCCAAGCCGGGACGATGGCGATTACAGGCGGTACTCTTGCTCAATTCGCCGCCACCACGTCCGCTCAGTTAGCTGGGGTTATCTCTGACGAGACTGGCTCTGGCTCCCTGGTGTTTGCGAATACTCCAACCCTAGTGACACCGAATATCGGCGCTGCTACCGGGACTTCTCTTGCTGCTACAGGAGGCTCGGTTACTGTACGCGCCGCCGCAACACAGGATGCCGTAATCCTTACGGGAAGGGCTGGAGGTGTTGGGTCATTTGGCGTAACCCTAACCCCAACCACACTGACTGCATCTAGAACCGTGACTCTGGCTGACGGGAACACTACCCTGCAAGCCGGGACTATGGCTATCACTGGTGGTACGCTTGCTCAATTCGCAGCTACCACGTCGGCTCAATTAGCTGGCGTCATATCTGATGAAACAGGGAGTGGCTCCCTGGTGTTTGGGACATCGCCAACTATCGCGACCCCAACGATTACAACGAGCGCAACCGTTCCGCTTGTAATTGGCGGCACTGGTACCACCTCTACCTTAACCCTTCGGTCCACGTCTGGTGTTGGCACCACTGGTGCTGACATTATCTTCCAGACGGGCAACAACGGCGCGACTGAGGTAATGCGGCTTCAAAATGGCGGGAATGTGGGGATCGGTGCGGCACCAACGTACCTGCTCGACATACAGAAAACTACAGGTGAAGCTGTTTTCCGTTCACTTGCTGGCACCGTTGATTTCAGATCATACGCATCGCAAACATTCAATGTTGGGTACACCGGGATGTTTTCCAACAATGATTTTATTGTCATGCAAAACTCTCTTGAGCGCATGAGGATTGCCAGTACTGGAATCAATGTCGGCAGCGCGAACCCCACTGACGCTAATTTTGCTGTATTTTCCACAGGCACGACATATGTTCCGCTTAGAGTTCAGCGTACTGTATCGACTACAAATGATGCACAAATTGCAATGCAACTGACAAGGCTTTCATCCGGCACACCTGCTGCTGGCATGGGGTGTACGTTGCAGTTCGTGCTGCAAGATGCAGGTGGAAGTCAAATTGGTACTCATCAATTTGTCTCGGCCTGGAGTAATGCCGCTGCTGCCAACAGAGAAACTAGCTTGCGAATCAATTACTCAAAAGCCAATAGCAATTTCGAGGCTTTGAGAATTGACACAGATGGCAATGTCCTAATCGGATACACAGCATCAAACGGCGCATACAAGCTACAGGTCAACTCTCAGATCTTTGCCACCAATGCGACAATCGCCACCTCAGATCGTCGCTACAAGAAAGACATCATGCCGATTCAATCTGGCCTGGATGTGATCAGTAAACTCAATCCAGTATCGTTTACCTGGAAAGAGCATGATATCCACCAGTTTGACAGCGGCACTCAGGTTGGCTTTATTGCTCAGGATGTTCAAGATGCCCTGGGTGGTGAGAGGTATTCGGACTGTGTTGTTAAGCGGAATCAGGTTCAACTGAAAGACGGAAGCATGGAGGAGTTCTATGGCCTATCGGACTCCAAGCTCATACCGCTTATCGTGAAGTCAATTCAAGAACTAAACGCAAAACTTGAAGAACTCACTGGCGGCAAAGGTAACATGATCTCTAGAGAGGTTCTGTAGGCGCAGACAGGAATCACTGTAGCCTTCTTTTGATTGGAGATTTTGAATGCAGAAGTTTAAGCGTACATCTAGCGGCGGCATCGAGTACCGTGGGCATACGTTCCCTGGGTTCAACCAGCCGATCAAATCCTCTAAACCAGATAAGAAGAAGATGGTCCTTGCTAAAGAGGGCGATCAGGTAAAGCTGGTTCATTTTGGTGATGCTTCGATGGGCCACAACTACAGTGCCGCTGCCAGGAAGAGCTACATGGCTCGTAGTGCCGGTATTAAAGGGAAAGACTCCAAGCTCTCCGCGAACTACTGGTCTCGCAAGGTATTGTGGGCTGGTCCTTCGGGCAGCAAGAAAGCGCCTCCGGCTTCTCAGAAAGTGAAGAGATATGACTAGCGACTTGATGTGCAAAAAGCTGACGGCAGCAGGACTGGTATTTGACGGTCCAGGTAGGGTTGTGACGATATTCGCCCATACCGCACTGGCTGGCTCATTTCAGTTAAGAGATGGTGGTGCTGCTGGAGATATCTTGATAGACATATCGCTTCCAAACAACTCAACGACATCCATCCCTCTTGGCGGTAACGGAGTTCGTTTTGATACGAACATCTATCTATCGGCTACAAATATTGACGCAATCACTGTCTGCTGGGGGTAATATGAAAGGCCAAATGAAGATGTCAGCCCAACAACAGGGCAAGGTCGGTAAGGTGATGCACGAGTTCAAGGCTGGCAAGCTGAAGTCCTCGTCGGGCCAGAAAGTAACGAACCCCAAGCAAGGCACCGCTATCGCTTTGTCTGAGGCGCGGAAGGTAAAGAAATGATCGGTCGATTCTCTACAGGCAAACAGGTCGGAACTCCTTCGATGTCGAAGAAGACAGGAAAGCCCGTCAAGGCGCAGACTCCCGGCATGTACCCGAAGGCTGAGGCCGATCTGGAAGCCGCGAAAGCGGCGCTCATCGCGGCGGTGAAAGCATGAGTATTGAGATCTCGGTATCGCCGATCGTTGAGGAATATCTTGAGTTGATGGGCAAGGCGCTGGGTATGTCCACGGCTGATGTGGTGAAGAAGATCGTGATCGACACCTTCGCCGACAATATCCGCCGCAGTAAGGACGTTCGCCCTGCGTCTATCCACGCTGAGATCGAGGCGTTAGAGAAGCAGGCGGAAGAAGTGTTTCAGAGAGCGATAGCGGGAGCATAAATGGCAACCAGCGGAACGGCGACGTGGAACCCCGGCATCCTTGAGGTGATCGAGGAGGCGTTTGAACGGATTGGTGGCGAGTCGCGAGTCGGCTACGACATCACCACGGCACGCCGTTCGCTGAACTATTTGTTCTCCGAGTGGGCTAATCGCGGCATCAACATGTGGACGCTGGAGTCTGGGACGCAGTTGCTGACTGCGAGTCAGGCTACGTACACGTTGCCAGCGGATACGGTCGACCTGCTAGATGGAGCGATCCGCACCAACTCTGGTAACACGACAACCCAGACGGATATCCAGATCCAGCGGATCACGTTTGACACGTATCAGGCTATCCCGAACAAGACGACGACTGGATACCCCACGCAGTGGATGCTGCATCGTGGCACCTCAGCACCTACTTTGTATTTGTGGCAGGTGCCTGATGATACGCAGACGTATTACTTTTACTACTGGCGTTTGCGTCGGATCCAGGATGCTGGGAGTACGTACTCAAATACGGCGGATGTTCCGTTCCGCTTTCTTGCCGCCATGACGAGTGGACTGGCGTACCACTTGGCCGCAAAGAAGCGTGCTGGTCAGCCGATCGTGCAGGAGTTGAAGGCGCGGTACGAGGAAGACTTCGAGCTTGCCGCGAGCGAGGACCGCGATCGGTCGTCGTGGATGATCGTGCCGTTTACGGGGTACCTCTGAGATGGCATACGCATCCGGCAGACACGCAAATGCGGTATGCGACATCTGCGGACGGGACTGCAAATATCGTGATTTGCGGAAGCACATCACGAACCAGAAATGGGATGGTTTAAAAGTCTGCCCAGACTGCTATGATGTGGATAACCCGCAGTTGCAGGTTGGCCGCGTCAGAACGGCTGACCCGCAGGCTTTGTATCAGGCTAGGCCAAACTCCGGGGAGTACGTGGGTATCCGCGCATTCGCTGGCTTTAATCCAGTGGTCGGACTTGGGGCGCAGGCGCGTCTTGGTCAAGTCACAGTAACCACCTCATAGGGAGGGAAGAATGCGTAAATTTCAAGGACAGCCATGGACGCCGCGTAAGGCAGGTGGCGGGACGTTTGCTGATGTCGATGCGGGGCCTCTGCCTGGAGTGGCGCAGCGCATCGTTTCCGGCGAGATGGCTGGCATTCCGACGAAGATGGCCAGTCGGTTCAACAACCCTGCCATGCTGAAGGCGATCGCGACGGGCGCGGTCGGTGGCCTTGGTGGCAAGTCTGGCATGACATCGGCGCTTATCATGAACGGCATTGATGTGCTGTCGAAGCTGATGGCGAACAAGAAACAGGCAGCGAACAACCTTGCTGTGTCAAAGCAGATCACGGGTGGTGGCGCTGGCCTCGATGCGCAACGAGACAAGAAGGGAGGAAAGCTGAAAATGAAGGGTCGTACCACGAACACGCAGAAGCCGAACAAGGCTGGCAAGAATGGTCCCGCGCCGAAGATGGCTAAGGGCGGCATGAAGAAGGGCTGCTAGTGACTTACGCTGAACTCAACCAGCTACTGCAGGATTTTTTGGAGAACTCGGAAACAAGTTTTGTCTCCAATATTCCTACGATCGTCAATCAGGCGGAAAACCGTATTTACCATACGGTGAATACGCCTGATCAGCGGTTGTCAGAAACGGGTGCATTGCTTGCAGGCGAGGAAGTAATTACTTGTCCTGCGGCGTTTCTTGAACCGGAAGCGCTGTTCATGACGATCGATGGCGAGCGCAGACCATTACTACAGAAGCAACTGAGTTGGCTGAGAACGGTGTACCAGTATAACGATGCGGGGTTCCCTGCTCACTACTGCCTGAGTACGGCTGGGTCTTCTTCGACAACTATTATCGTTGGACCGATTCCGTCAGCCTACGCAACTTACGAGCTTTACTACTTTGGCAATCCTACATCAGTAGTGACAGCCGGATCCACTTGGTTGAGCGTGCAGTTCCCAGAGGCGCTGCTGTATGGGTCGTTGCTTGAGGGCTACGTTTACATGAAAGGCGAGAAGGATATGCGCGACACGTTTCAAGAGCGGTTTGACCGCGCGATGCAGTCGCTGAAGCAGTCGGTTGACGTGCAGCAACTCAACGACGAGTACCGAAACTCTCCTCCCGCTAGAGAGGTTCAATAATGTCTTTCACTGGGAGCGCCGTATGCACCTCGTTTTACACGGACTTGCTTAACGGTGTGTTTAACTTCAGCACTCACACGTTCCGGGCAGCACTGTACAGTTCCAGCGCCACGCTTGACGCTTCAACGACGGCGTACACGGCGACGAACGAACTCGCCACGGCTGGCGGGTATACGGCTGGCGGTACGACCGTCGCGCCGACTGTGTCGACGGCTTCAACGTCGAACGGAACTGTGGTGATCGTCGACTTCGCGGATGCCTCGTGGGCAGCGTCGACGTTCACGGCTCGCGGTGCGCTGCTGTACGACGACACGGCGGTTGGCAATCCAGCTATTGCTGTGATCGACTTCGGATCAGACAAGTCCTGCACAGCGTCGACGTTCACAGTTCAATTCCCAGCGGCGACCGCCAACGCTGGCTTCATCGTGTTCCAGACTATTTTGAGTAGCGTGTAGCGTTAGCGCTTCACAGATCAGAGGTGTGCCATCCCGAGTTCCTACACAACCAACAACGGTTTCGTCCTCCCTGCTACTGGCGAGAACAACAATTCTTGGGGGAGTTTAGTTAATGATAGCTTCACATCATTAGCTGACACCGCCCTCGACGGCGTAGTGTCTGTCACGCTCACTGGATCAACCCATTCGCTGGCGATCACTGATGGCGCGGCGAGCGACGGGCGTAACCGCGTGCTGTTGTTCTCTGGGTCGCCGGGTGCTAATTGCACTGTCACGGTGACGCCGAACGATGCGGAGAAGTGGTACTTCGTATACAACGGCACATCGGGCGGCTTCTCCGTAATCATGGCTCAAGGTGGAGGGTCTGGTTCTACTGTCACGGTGGCCAACGGCTACTGGGCGCTGGTGCGGCTGGACGGTACCGGGTCGAATGCCAACGTGACGCGGCTGCTCGATAGCTGGGAGGTGACTACTGCGCTCAAGGCTGCTACGTACACTTCTGCCTCCACTCTGTCGATAAAGCCTGGAGCAGACTCGACAGCAGCTATCAGGCTTCAGAATTCGGCCGGAACACAGAAGGCAGCGCTAGACACAACTAATAGTCGGTTCATTATTGGAACGACCACGCCTGGATCTACGTTTGAGGTGAACTCAAATACAGTTGCGGTGACTCCCGACCAGACGACGGACGTTAATATCGTTGGGTCTGACTCAGGTACTGGCAACCGGGTGATGATCACTGGGATTACCAACTCTGCTGCATTCATTGGCAGACTAGGACAGGGGACTGGGGCCGCTTTGACGGCAGTACAAAATGCCAGTTATCTATGCCAGCTTCAAGGACGCGGATATCTTACGAACACTTGGAGCAGCAACCTCGGTCGTGTAGCCTTTGTGGCTGAAGAGAACTTCACGAACTCTACGGCCAAGACAGCCATCGTCTTTGAAGTCACGCCAGCAGGTGCTATCACTTCGTCCGAGAAGATGCGCCTTACTGGAGCTGGGCAGCTTGAATTGTCGACGACCACAGGTGGACTGCTAGTGCCGCGCCTAACCACCACGCAACGAGATGCACTCACCCCGTCTAACGGGCTGATCATCTATAACACCACAACCGCCAAGTTCCAGGGGTATGAAGCTGGAGCATGGGCAAATCTAATATAAGGACTGGTATGAACTGGAAAGCCATACTTAAAACCGTCGCCACTATTGGCGCTGCAACCGTACTGACGACTGCTGGTGAAACAGTCGATCCAAACAAAAAGGTTAATGCCGAAAAGGCTGCGGCTGTCATTGTTGCCGTGGCCGCTTTGTTTGCCGAGAAGCCCACTAAAAAGTAATGCTCCAGTCTCTCAAGCTCCGTCCAGGCATCACCAAGGACATCACTGACCTGTCAAACAGCGGCGGGTGGTATGACTCCGACAAGGTGCGTTTTAGGATGGGGTATCCGGAGACGATTGGCGGATGGCAGGCGTACACGTCCAATGAGTTTCTTGGTGAATGTCGCGCACTGCATCAGTGGACCGCGCTTGACGGCACGAGCTACACCGCTTACGGGACGAACCTGAAGCTGTACGTGGAGACGGGTGGTGACTACTACGACATCACCCCGATCCGCAGGACTGTCACGCTTGGCGCGAACCCATTCACCACGCAATCCACATCGAACGGGAAGTTGACCGTCACCGACGCGAGCAATGGCGTGGTGCTGCACGACTTCGTGACGTTCTCTGGCGCGACCGCGTTTGACAACTACACGACCGGGATGTTGAACGCTGAGTTTCAGGTGATCGAGGTGCTGACTTCCGGCACGTACACGATCGAGGTGACTGGCGTTACGTCAGCATCGGCTGGTGGCAGCGGTGGTGGCGCTGCGGTTGAGGCTGAATACCAGATCAACACCGGACCGGACACGCAGGTGTTTGGAACTGGGTGGGGTACCGGCACTTGGGGACGCGGAACGTGGGGGTCGGCTTCCAGTTCAGGAGTAAGCACTGGTCAGATCCGGATCTGGAGCCTTGATAACTTCGGCGAGGATCTGGTTGCCGCAGTGCGTGGTGGCAACATCTACTGGTGGGACGCATCGGTTGGGACTGGTACGCGAGCGATTGCCTTGGAGGATATCCCTGGTTCAAATCAAGCACCGACCATTTGTTATGGGATCCAGGTTTCTGACGTCGATCGCCATCTTGTTGTCTTTGGCGCGAACGAGAACGGTGAAACCACTCAGGACTATTTGCTGGTCCGGTGGTGCAGCGCGGAAGACCTTACGGAATGGGAAGCCAATACCACGACCACGGCTGGATCGCAGCGGCTGTCATCTGGCTCGCAGATCATTGGCTGGACGCGGGCGCGGCAGGAGATCCTGATCTGGACGGATGTTGGCTTGAACACGATGGCATTCACTGGGCCTCCGTATACGTTTGGGTTCAATCTCATGGCCGAGGGGGTCTCGATCATGGGGCCGAACTCGATGGCGGAAGACAAGAATACCGTGTTTTGGATGGACCTAAATTCGTTCCGCATCTACGACGGGTCAGTGAATACTATTCCATGCCCAGTGCAGGCGTATGTGTTCGATAATCTTAACTTCGATCAGCGCTATAAAGTGTTCTGCGGAACAAACTCCCGGTTTAACGAAGTGTGGTGGTTCTACCCTGCTGGGGCTTCAAACGAGAACAATCTGTACGTGGCATTCAACTACGTCGACAACACTTGGTTCATCGGGCAACTAGAGCGCACTGCGTGGTGGGATATGTCGTTCAATGGGTACCCGATTGCTACATCAGATGGGACGACATGGACGCAGGAGTACGGGACGAACGCTGGTACATCTGCGTTGGAACCGTATATCGAGGGGTCTGACCTGCAAATTGGCGATGGTGAACAGTTCTCGTTTATTACGCGCATCATCCCTGACATCACGTTCACTGGTGAAAACCAAACCCCGCTTGCTAACTATCTGATCCTCCGCCGGAATTTCCCTGGTCAGGACTTCACGACTGGATACACCTCATCGGTATCGAATGATACTGAACAGAAGTTCGTGCGCGTGCGGGGGGGGCAGTTCGCCTTGCGAGTCGAGAGCAGTGAGCCGAATCAGGCGTGGCGGTTGGGCGTGACTCGTTTTGATATGCAGCCGGATGGGAGGAAAACGTGAACCTCCGCCGCCCTCTCCCCCCCCTTAAAATCCCGCCTCGAAATTATCGCATTGAGGATTTTCAACAGGTCGTTCGTTTCGTCAACGAGTTGTTGAATGATATAAACAACCCTGGAGATATCGTCGGGTGTTCTCTGCAGTTCATCAACCTAGCAGAGAATGGGTACAACCTGCCAACTGGCGGCGTTTACGTTGATGCAAACGGTTTCCTGAAAATGGTTCGGGATAACGAGGTGTTCGCGCCATCGTTCGATGCTCGGGCCAAACTCGGGGTTGTGACAGTAAATACGTAAACGTGAGGTGAGAGTATGGCAGGCTTGCGGAAGCTGGCCGATCAGATTGCCGAGCATGGGCGCTACGGCGACTCCGAGTTGGTTCATATGAACCCAGAGGAGATCGCGGTGTTGGAGCAGTTGCTTGGACCGATGACGGTGAACCCTGAGACTGGGCAGCCGGAGGCGTTTAGCTGGACACGATTATTGGCTGGGCTGGCTGGTGGACTAGCCACTGCACTTACGGGGGGAGCGGCAGCTCCAATTCTTGCTCCGTTAATGGGAATTGGAGCGTTGGCGTCAGCTATTATTGACCCTAAAGAGAAAAAGCAAGACACGAAATTATCTGAGGCTGGGGAATACCTCAAGAAGAAGAACGACGCCGACGCCAAGAATAATGCAGGAGTGCCAATCATCGCGGCAAACCTGAACCAGAATGTCGGTGGATACGATCCGCTTGGGCGTGAGAAGAACTACTTTTCGTATGGCGCTCCGGTGCAACCGGAACCGATGTCTGGTGGTATCCGGTCGCTCATGGCGCAAGGTTACGCTGGTGGTGGGCAGCTTGAGCCTGAGGAACTAAAGGGACAGCAGATCATCGAGATGGCGATGCGAGCGCTGCAAGGGCAGAGCCAGGATCCGCACGCCGACTTGAACCAGTTCGTCGCAACCTACGGACCAGAGGCGTTGCAGTCTTTAGCTGGCGGTGGAAAGGTTAACGGCCCCGGTGGCGGCATGGACGACATGGTGACGGCTGATATGAACGGGCAGAAGGTTCTGCTCTCGCCTGATGAGTTTGTAGTGCCAGCCGATGTAGTGAGTGGGCTTGGCGATGGTTCCAGTGAGGCCGGTGCGCGTAAGCTGCACGCCATGATGGCGCGAGTACGGGCAGAACGCACTGGGAAGACAACGCAACCAAAGAAGATCAACGATCAGAAAGTGATGCCGAGGTAGCCATGGCTGAAACCACATCCCAGGTAAACGTAAACGACATTCCTGAGTACCTGAAGCCGTACAGGAATGCACTGCTGAACGCGGCGTTTGGGTTGGCTATGAGGCCAGAGTACCTGCAGGCTCAGGGCATCCCTATTATGGGTGGGACTATCGCTCCGCCTGCGAATCCGCCGGTACAGCCCACGACCCCCACGACTCCAACATCTCCAGCACCACCGAATCAGTCTGTGCCGGATGCGATGGCGCGGATCACGACGGAGCCGATCACTGATGGTTCTACGCTGTCTCGCGGTGCGGCTGGAATCGAGGCGCTGTTGCGATCGAATCGCATCGGGTATGCGAGCGGAGGTCGGTTAGCTGAATCAGCTTCCGCGATTGAGCAGTTACTGGGGAGTATTGGCGCTGCTCCAGTCGGATCCGACGTGTGGCTTGGCGCGGGCGGAACTCCGCTCGGTGGGGTGTATAACGGGAACAACGTCAGCCCTACGCCGCGAGTCCCTTTGACTATCGGTACAGGAACTCAGCCTCCGCCGACGCCTCAGCCGCCATCGGTTACGCCGCCGGCCACCGCTGGTCCGGGTGGCGTGATCACCACGCCGCCGAGTGGTACGCTTCCTGTCGGTAATCCAAATCCGACAAACAGGCCACCGCAGGTAGGTACTGGTATCGGCGATGGTGGTGGCGTAACCCAGCCGCCTCCTACTACGCATGGCGGTGGGCCGTCGACAACCATACCGCAACCTTCGCCGAATCCGAACGGCTATCAGACGCCTCCCGCCTTCCTTGCCCATCGCCCCGACAACTTCGCTGGTGCGGCACAAGCGGAGAAGATGGGCTACAACCCCAACCAGTATGCCGAGGAGCGCACGGCGCAGGACTTGGCTGACCGGCATGGGGCGCAGTTGGTGTACACCAACTCTGGCGGTCCTATCTCTCCGCCGTCGCAGGCCACGCTGTACTCCGGTGGTGAGTCATTTCAGAACGCTGGTCTCGTCAACGATGCTTACACCCGCTTCAAGGACGATCCCGGTCAGTTGCAGTTGCGACTGAATCAGATCCGAGATGAGATCCGCCAACTTGGCGGAACGCCGGGGTTCAAGAAGGGTGGCGTTGTCCGAGCATTCGGTGGTGCGGCTTTGGATTCAGGGAGCAATCCGTTTAACCCGTTGAAGAACAACTCAAGCAGCGGGCCAATGGATGGGTTCATGAACAACGGGTTCCCTGTTCCTCAATCCCCTGCTTCTACTGGGGTGATGGGATCTAAGTCTGCTCTCAACACGGGGTTCATGCCGCTACAGGCACAGGCTGAAACCGATACTACTGGTACGCCTGCTGGTACGCCTACACAGCAGACTGTCGCGCAGAATGCGTTCGGTGTGTTGCAGCCGTACCAGGCATATGGTGGCCAGCGGACGCTTGATAATGGGTTCAATAGCGGGGCAGTAAATAACGGCATCGCCCAGGTATCCGATCTCACCCGCAACGCTCTCGGTGGCTACTCTGGATTGCCTTCGTACTTGGACTCGGCTGGAAACATCAACGCAGGTCGCACTGCCAGCGGTCAGGCAACGACAAACTTCGGCATCGCTAACGACACGTTCAACTCTGCTGGTCAGTTGGCTCTCGATGCTAGTACTAGAGCGGGGGATGCCAGCTACGAGTCGCCGTTAACGTCTTCGTTCCAGGACACGATGAACTTTATTCGTGGCAATCCGCAGGCGTTCCAGGCTGGAGAGATTTCGTTGGGCCAACTCAGCGCACCGCAGGTTGACGCGCCTCTCGGTATCTCTCCATCGCAGTTGACGAGCTATCAGATGGCTGGCCCTCGCTTGATCGACACGTCCGTATCGAACATCGACCCGCACTACATCCAAGGCCAGAACCTACAGCAGTATCAAGCGCAGTCGCCTGAGTCTGTGCGCGGCGCTCAGTATCGTGCCAACACGATCGACACCACTCCTACGGTAGACACGAACCAGATCACGCGCAACTTCGATAATAATCGGATGACCGCTCCGGGCAATGTCACGGCTGGGCAAATTCAAGGCATCGATCGATTCATCGACAATCGCAACGCACAGAACTACATGTCGCCGTATACGCAGAACGTAACCGACGTTCGGCAGCGGCTGGCACGGCAGGCGTTCAACGAGCAGAAGGCCGCGCGTGATGCTAATGCCGTCAAGGCAGGAGCCTTCGGTGGCAACCGGCAGGCTGTCGCTGACTCGCTGGCAAACCGTGACTTGATGAACCAGATGGACCAGATCGCGGCGGAAGGCGCTCAGTCGGCCTACGAGAACGCGCAACAGCAGTACGAGCGCGACCGTAACGCTGGCATGGGCGCGCAGCAGTTCAACGTACAGGCGCGGATGCAGGGAGATCTTGCCAATCAGCAGACTGGTCTGCAGGTCGGTGGGAAGAACCTCGACGCGGCGTTGGCGACGAACAACTTACTTGGCAATATCGGGCTTCAGGGTTTATTGGCCAACCAGAACGCTGGGCTGACCGTGGCGCAGGCGAACCAAGCTGCTCGCAACCAGTCTGGACAGTTCAACGCGGCGAACCGTCAACAGGCGTCGTTGGCTAACCAGAGCGCGAATCAAGCAACGGCGCTGGCCAACTTGCAGGCGTTGCTCGGCACGCAGCAATTGGGTGCGAACCTCGGGCAACAGGCCAACCTTGCAAACCAGAGCGCCTACATGGACGCGGCGTCCCGTAACCAGGGGACCAACCTACAGGCACAGTTGGCAAACCAAGCAGCACTGCAGCAGGCGAACCAGCAGAACCTTGCCGCTGCCCTCGGAGTTCAGGAACTCGGTGCGAACCAGTCACTCGCGGCGCAGCAGGCAAACCAAGGCGCTGGCCTTCAGGCTGGGTTGGCGAACCTCCAGGCAGCTATGGGTACACAGCAGTTGGCTCGTACCAGTGGCCTGACTGCGGCACAGGCGAACCAACAGACGCGACTCGCGCAGAACCAAGCGTTGCTCGATGCAGCGGCGCGAGAGGATCAACTCCGTCAGCAGGCGCAACAGGGGAACTTCTCCAATCGCCTCAGTGCCATGGGTCAGCAAACGAACTCGGCGCTCGCGGCGAACCAGATCGGACAGTCTCGCGCCGATCTGCAGCGGCTTGCCAACGCGCAACAGTTGCAGAACCTGCAGCAGCAGATGGCGGCTGGTGCCACGATCGATCAACGCACGCAGGGCAACTTGGATCAGGCGTATCAGGACTTCATCAACCAGCGCAATGATCCGTTCCAGAAACTCAACTGGCTGCAAGGCATTCTCGCCGGGACGCCGATCGGGTATAACCAAGAGCAGGTACTGTTCAACCGGACTTCACCCGCCTCTCAGATCGGTGGCCTCGCTACGGCTGGGCTTGGCGCACTCACCTCTTACCTCGGGAATAGACAGCAATGAACCTCATCCAGCAGGCCGAAGAACTGAAGAACGTACCTGATCAGGCACTCGCCCAGATGTCGCAAGGGATGGGTAGCGTCCCGCCGTATCTCGTGATGAGCGAGATGAAGCGCCGCGAGCAAATGCGCAAAGCCTACACTGCGCAAAAAGGAGGTGATCCCGTTCAGCGGCGCACGGTCATGGAGGAGATGCGAGAGCGGTTTACCCCCATGGAGATGCAGCAGCAACAGCAGCAGCCTCAGGTCGGTCAGGTTGCGCCGAATGCGCCTGCGCCTAGGATGGCGGGGGGCGGGCTTACGGCTGTAAATGGCTTCATCCGTAAGCTGGCTGGTGGCACGGAAGAGGATGACTACCCGATGGAGTCGGATCTTTCTGGCTTGCCGATCAATAGCCAGACGCTTCCGCAGTTGTATGCGAACCAGACGTTCACTCCTGACGATGCGCCGTTGATGCCTACTGAGATGGCGGTCACGGGTAAGCAACTAAATAGCCGGTGGGGGTCAACTGCTGAGGCCGAAGCGGCTGCTAAGAAGTTCATGGATTCACGCAAGTCGTCTCGCCTTGAGGGTGTAGCGGAACGGCTGGCGCAGATGGAACAGGCGGCTCGCGGCAAGAAAGCCGACATCGGGCAGATCCTGATGCAGCTTGGCCTCGGTATGGCAGCTTCTCGCCGTCCTGACTTCGCGGGTGCCATCGGCGAAGGTGGACTTGGCGCGTTGCATGGGTACATGCAGCAGAAGCAGTTGAACCAAGCGCAAGCCGACAACTTCATGAAGCAGCGGCTGGGTGTGCTTGAGGCGCAACAACAGAGCGACGACGTTGCTACTCGCAGCGGCGATGACTACCTGCGTGCTTTGATCGCTGCCCGCAATACAGCTATGGGGACTGGAGAGGCGTCCATCCGCGCACAGCAACACGCTCAACAGGTGGACGAGCAGGGTCGGCTAACTCGGCAGCAGCAGGCGAAACTGGCTGCTGACCGGATCGCGGCTGAGGATGCTCGGGCTAATCGTACCGCTGCTGGTAAGTACGACGTGGAGCAGGAAGCCATCAAAGACTGGATGCAGCGCAACCCAGGCAAGAGCGTGATGGAAGCAGTAGCGGCTCTCGGTGTCGCTAAGAACGCTGGCAAGCCGCAGAAAGTAGGCAAAGGCGGAGGCCAAGATAAAACGGTGTTCGCCAACGCCAATCGATTCCTGCAACTTGCCAACAGCGAGGATAAGCGAGTTGCCGCGATGCTCAAGCAGGCAGAATCAACGATGGACAAAGGCGCGGCTGAGACATTAAAGGCGCAGGCGGCTGCGATTCAAAAACAAGCTGACACGTTCCGCCAGATGGGTGTTGGTCTGATGACGAAGGGGATGGGGGTGGAGTTGCCTTCAGACAACTCCATCACGCCTGAAGAGTTCTTGTCTAAATTTAAACCAGCCGATGATCGACCTGCTCCAATGACACCAGCACAAGCCAGGATGGTTCACTCGCCATCTGAACGCAAGAGCATACAAACTGGTCGTCCTATCGGCGCTTCTGGGCTAATGGACTACATGAAGAAGCAGGCTGAGATCGGGGCGATGTTCGCTGGTAAATAAACATGGCAAAGTTCAACATCAAAGGGATTGGGTACATTGAAGTCCCGGATGGTGCTACTCGGGAAGAGGCATATGCAATTCTCCAGAATGCAATGGGGAGGAAGCAGGAGCCTCAACAGACAAGTGCGTTAGGGCAAATCAAAGAGTTTGCCAAAGGCATCCCTGCTGGTATTATCTCTGGCGTTGCGGCTGTCCCTGAAGGGCTTGGCGCAGTCATCGGCGATGATGATCTGAAGCGCGTCGGTGAGGACATTCGTATGTCTTCACTGGCTGAATACTTTGATCCCAACCCCGGCTACGAAACCTCAATCCCGCGTCAGGCTGGAGAGGTTGTCGGCAATCTCGCTACAATGCTGGCCCCTTCCGCTGGTGCCACTGCGTTACGCGCCCCGGCGATGGTTACTCGTGGGCTTGGCGCTCTGATGTCGATGTCGCAAGGCGCGGCAGAGCAGAAGCGTGAGGTTGACCGTAACCGTGCGGCAGGGATGGAGATCACCCCAGAGCAGGAGCAGTCCTCTTCTCAGCTTGGATCGCTAACCGGGCTTGTGGACCAGATCCCCATGGGGCGCTTCACTCGGTTCTTCAAACCAGCCGAAGAACTTGCTGGGCTAGCGGCGGCTAGAACGCTGGCACGCAAGACGGCTGGCGAGGTGGCTAAGGACATCGCGGTCACTGGGTTGCAAGAGGGTGCGACGGAAGGTGGACAACAGTTCCTCCAGAACTTCATTGAGCAGCAGTCTTACAACCCGCAACAGGCACTGACTGAAGACGTGATCAGTTCTTCCATTGCTGGTGCTGGTGCTGGCGC